GGCTGCCGTAGTTAGGAAGCAAGGGAAAGAAAATCCTTCCCATTGTCCCTTGGCACGCCGCGGAGTGGCTTCATCGAAATTGCAATGAATCACCCCGTCCCCTCCAGAGACATCACCCTTCAATCTGGCACCTTGCGGCACTAGGTGAAAAGCAGTGTTGAATACTGGACGTAACCGAGCGTCCCGACCTATATGGCCGGCACGTCTGTGTGCGAGGTTAGAGATCTGATTCGTAAAAATAATCAGATCCGAGGCTCGAGGGATAGCCTTCTTTAAGAAGATAGGCTTAACGTCTTGACCGCGAAAGAAATAAGAACCACAGGACTCCCTAAAATAAGACGTCGAATAACTCTTCGCCTTATTCACGGTAAATCCTAGGAACTTACAAAAACCGCAGTACAACTCGTACGTTTCCACGGGTAGAACTACATCATCGCCGAAGACTGAGACCAGATCGAGATTCGATCCGGTATATTCTACGCAAGCCAAAGCGGCCGCGTAGAAAATCAGGCTTTCGAGTTCGAAAGTAAAGCCATTTCCCATTGATGAGAATTTGGCGAACTCTCGAATTTCAGTAGAACCCGACATACGAAACTTAGGTGTTCTCGTAGCGTCGAACAATGTGAACCACAACGGCGGAAGAAGTTCTCTAACTACACTGTATGAAATACAATCAGATGCAGAAGAGAAATCGACCGTAGCCAATGTGGAATCCCGAGAGCCTATTCTTGCAAGGGCTTCGTTTTTGCTCGAGCTGGAGAGGTTCAACCCGTTCTTCCGAAGTCTACCGCGGACCATGCGACCTAAAGCCTTCTGAAACCAGATATTTATACCTGGTTCCACGGCGATGGTGCGATGTGTTCGCGCGTTCTTCGGTACAGTTATAACTTTACTATAACCCCATAACTCAAGACTGCGCATCTTGCTCTCCTCGAACCAATGAGGATATACAAGCGGTAGCGAAGAAGCGACGAGGTCGTACAGAGGCTTTGTTATGTGACGTTCCTTACGGAACTTCGTTGTAGCACTGGTATCGTTCCCTGTAACACAGGTAGACGACCCAGGGCCAAACGCACCCATATCGAAGAAACTTCTGACGATGCTAAGGTCGACGCTTCCGTCTTCCAGGTAGCCCGGCGTGAGAATTTGTGCTATTTTTCGTGCAGTTGCAGAAAGCAGCCACACGTTAGACCCGTGGAAATTCGGGTCTAAAGACAGATTCTTGAACCGTTTGTTCGTCTCCTTACATTGCTCTTCCGCGGCCCAAAATGTATCTTGGGCTTCACGATCAAGGTCTAATCCTGTTTTCAGGTCGGAACATTTTCGTAAAAGGGAGGTAGCAAGAAAGTCATCACCAAATTTAGCCGCATCATTGTAATGATGCGGATCTATTGATCGGCGTACCAAGTCTAGATGTTCGCCTGCCTCAAATTGAGACAGACAGGACAACGCAACAGGCGTGTCGATCGCGGTGAAGAAGTTTCTAATAATCCGATTAAAATCGGATAAGGGAATCTTCTGACTAAGGAGGGCAACAGCAGAGTCCTTGCGAGCTCTAGCTGAAGGCGCAGATGTAGTACTCATAATGCGTCCTTTTCTCGTCTGCGGTAGAGACTAGTAAATCGTCTCTTGAGTTTCAACTACCGATGCGATAGCCGTGCTGCCAACAAGCTCATAAAGCAGAGCTTTTAGATCTTCTCGTTGGCGCAACGTACTACGTTCCGGGCAGAAGAACTCGACCGTCGCTGTCATGTCGTAGGCCTTCGTCGGAGCGGGAGCAATCCCGTTGACGGTAGTGCCGTTGACAACTTCTAAGACAGGACAGACCAACCGGATTCGAGTCTTATACAACCGCGAGGTTTTAGACGGCTGGGAAGCCGTAATTGAGATTGTCTGGTAGCCAATAGACAATCCCCCAGAGCGGTTTGCATAAGTTGCCTGATTACCAATTACGGTATTAGGCTGGAAGGCATGAATAACTCGGCCTGCAGCTTCAGAGTCATGAAGCGTAATAGCAGCAATAGCTGGCATGGTTGTGGTTCCTTTCTAACGAGGCTAACAACTAAAGAGAAAATCCCCTTAGCCTAGCGCCGGAAAAACATTTGACGCAGTAAAGCGATAGCTTCAGCTGCATGTAG